TTGAAAGCTCTCGACAATAGCTTGCCGTTGATCTTGTGGTGTCTCACCGTAATAAAGTGCCACCGCCTCGACGCCAAAGCGGTGGCGCAGGGCTGAAGCTATCTGTTGAATATCGTGGGTATACGATGCCCAAATGATTGCTTTTCCCTGTAGCTCGTCTGTAATGTCCAAGAGTTCATTCAGACGGTTGTTCTTTAATGTGCGGATCTCTCCAACGTCAGGAGTGAAATGCCCGCAGCAAATCTGTTGTAATCTCATAATCTGTGTCAGAACGCTTGCAGTTGTAGCAAGCTCTCCGTTATCCAGTTCAGCCAAAGCAAGCTTACGCATCTGCTCATAAACTTTGCTTTGTTCCTCCGTAAGCGGAACCAACCGCTTCATGTATATCTTCTGAGGTAAATCCAAACATTCTTCTTTTAGAATACGTTTAGAAAACAAGTCTAGCTTTTCTGATAGCTCATCAAGCCTACGATAGCCCGTTATTTCCTGAAAGCTTTTAGCCCCCATGACACGCTTCTGCACCATTGCGTATCGGTTTTGGAAAGCAAAGTAGCTATTAAAACCCAAAGCCTTTTCTGCCAGAAAGTTACACTGACTGAATAAATCCATAGGACTTTTAGTGACAGGGGAGCCTGTAAGTATGCGACGATACTTGGCGTACTTGGTTAAGACCATGAGGTTCTTGGTCCGCGAAGCCTTGCGGTTTTTTATAGTTGTACTTTCGTCAACCACCATAAAGTTATCTGGGTTTTGAACTAAAAACCGCCCCGCGGTTTGTGCGCCGCGAGGCGTTGAAAAAGCTTCTACGTTCATCACAAAGAACTTAATCCCGTCGAACGGCTCCATTATATGCTCTTCCAATTCTGCCATATAAGTCTTGGTTGTTTTTGGCTCCCAACGCAATACCCTTTTATTTATATGATCCGGGAAGTGTACAGGTATCTCTCCTTGTACCCAGTTATCATACACGCCTTTCGGCGCAATAATCAGAGCCGAATCTATTTCGCCCTGTTCAAATAGTACACCGATGTTATCTACAACGACTTTTGATTTCCCTGTACCCATCTCCATAAAGAGTGCATAGTACTCCTTATCCCAAGATTCCTGTAGCGTGGTTAACTGGTGATCGAATGGTTTTGTTTTAAATTCGTATTTCTTCATGCTCTACCTCTTGACTATAGGAATTTATAAGAGTATATGAAAATATGTCAAGACCCCAAAAAGGTCTTTAACAACGAACCACGAACCGCGAAGGAGACTAAATGTCGGACGAACTAGTAAGACAAATGGAACAAGACTTTGAGGAAAAGTTTGCTTCCAACTTAGAAAAGGCAGACGGAGGCGCATTAAAGACAGTCGCTGAGTTAGCCAGAATAATCAAAACAAAAGAGATAGAAGTAGCCGATCTTGAACGTCAGTTCAAAGATTCAAAGAAAGAATTGCTACGTCTAACCGATGAGGAGTTGCCTGCGTCTATGGCAGAAATGGGGCTTGCCTCGTTTACCTTGGACGACGGCTCTACCATCGACGTAAAGCCCACGTACGGTGCATCGATACTGGTTGCTAACCGGGAGAAGGCATACGATTGGCTAAGAGATCATGGGTATGATGACATTATAAAGAATAATGTGGCTGTATCTTTTGGTCGGGGGGAAGATGATATGGCGGGAGCATTCAAGTCTCTTGCTGAGAAAGAAGGGTACTCTGCGCAACAGGATACCAGTATTCACTCTCAAACACTAAGAGCTTTTGTCCGCGAAAGAATTGAAGCGGGCGATGAATTTCCAATGGATTTATTTGGTGCCTATGTAGGGCAACGTGCAGTTATAAAAGGAGCAAAAAATGGGTAAAGCTGTAACTAAAGTAAACAAGTCAGAAATGGCTGAATTTGATCCGTCTATGTTTGAGGCGGATGCGGGAACTGGTATCAATGATATGAGCCAAGAGGATCTGGCACTGCCGTTTCTCAAGATCTTATCTGGTCTGGATCCACTACTTGATGAACTTGAGGACGCTAGACGCGGTGATTTATATAACACGGTGTCGGGTCAGGTTTATACAGGAAAGACGGGTATCCGTGTAATACCTTGCGCTTATCAAAGGCGCTTTATTCAATGGGCACCGCGAGGCTCTGGATCAGGAGCGCCTCTAGCTATATTTGATACGCAACAAGCATGTCCTCCTGTAAAAAGGAGTGATGACGATAATAAGGATTATGTCGTAAATGGAGACGGTTCTTATATCGAAGAAACGCATCAACACTTTGTCGTTATAGTAAACGAAGACGGTTCTGCTGAAACCGCGTTGATTGCAATGAAGTCCACTGCCCTCAAGAAAAGTCGGAAGTGGAATAGTATGATGTCATCGGTTCAAATGCAAGGAACAAACGGTCCATTTACACCGCCTCGCTTTAGCCAAGTATATCATCTTAAAACTGTTCAAGAAGAGAACAGTAAAGGATCGTGGCATAATTGGGAGATGAGCCGCGAAGGACCTGTCACTGAGGGTGGTTTGTACGCTCGCGCAAAAGCTTTCTTTGAAAGTATTACCACTGGTGACGTAGTCGTGAAACACCAAGACGATAATGCTGCGCCCGCTAAAGGCGACGATATACCGTTTTAGTTTCACAGGGCGACTCTAATACTCCTATTTTAGGGTCGCCCACCTTTTGAGGTAAACCATGTCAGTAGAAAAATTCTCAGCCATTTTTGATGGCTTACAAGAAGCATATGGTACTTACAAAGTAGAGAAGAAGCAGTCCAACGGTAAGAATACAGGCAAAGCGGCAATAGTTCGCGAACCACGGACCAAGAAACTCTGGGAGGGCCACCTGTCTGGTAAAGGCAGTTCAGTCGGCATCATTCCCATCAATGCTGAAAACAAATGTAAGTGGGGTTGTGTCGATGTAGACCAATACCCATTAGACCATAAACTTCTGATAGAAAAAATCAGGCGTTTGAAATTACCTTTGGTCGTGTGTCGATCAAAGTCAGGCGGAGCACACTGCTTTCTCTTTTCATCCGAATGGGTTGAAGCAAGAGATATGCAGAAGTCACTGCAAAGTGTTTCATCGGCACTTGGCTATGGGGACAGTGAAATCTTTCCCAAGCAAGTAAAGCTGCATCTGGATAGAGGCGACGTAGGGAACTTCCTTAACTTGCCCTATTACAACGCAGAGGAGGGCCTACGGTACGCCTTTCTGGATGACGGGACCTCTGCAAGCCTAGAAGAGTTTATCGAACTGTACGAGGCGCACAAACAGACGCCAGAACAGATCACAAAAATACAGGTTGAAAGCTCTGCGGATATTGGAGACTTTAACGGTGGACCTCCGTGCCTGAAAATCTTAGCAAAGATGAAAATATCAGAGGGTGGTCGCAACAACGGGCTGTTTAACGTAGGTGTGTTCTTACGCAAAGCTTTCCCTGACAGTTGGGAAAACGAAATACTAAAGTACAACATGGAGTATTTTGAACCGCCGCTACCTCTGAACGAAGTCAACGTCGTAGCCAAACAGGTTCAGCGCAAGGACTATGCTTATAAGTGTAATGACGCGCCGATAAATGCACACTGTAACAAAGACCTTTGCCGCACCATGCAGTTTGGAATAGGTGCAGCGGTTGCGGGTGTGCCGATTGCAAATCTAAGGAAATACAACTCCTCCCCGCCCGTCTGGTTTCTAGATGTAAACGGAGAGCCTTTAGAATTAGATACCGAAGCTCTAATGAGCCAACCCGCCTTTCAAAAGTCGTGTATGGAACAACTCAATATAATGCCACGGTCTGTAGCAAAACAGCAATGGGAGGCTCGCATCGGTGCGCTGCTCACGGAGATGAAAGAAAACGAAAGTGCGATTGTCGAAGTAGCACAAGACGCCAGTATCAGCGGTCAGTTCTATGACTATCTTGAGGAGTTCTGTTCTTATCTACAAAACGCTCAAGACAAGGAAGAGATCCTGTTACGCAAGCCTTGGACAGACGACGAATCCAAGTTAACCTATTTCAGACTGAAAGACTTTGAGGCGTTCTTACGCAAGAATAAGTTCTTTGAGTTCAAATCCCACAAGGTAGCGCAACGGCTACGAGACATAAACGGCGAGTCCACGGTCCTCAAGATCAAGGGTCGATCCGTCAGGGTATGGCATATACCTTCTTATGAAAGTGGCGATATGGAAATAGATCCACCAAAATTTGGAAACGAGGCACCATTTTGATAGACGAGTTTAAAAGGACGAGAAACAGAGAAATCGTCCGCATGATAGATGAGCAGCATATGACAGCAACTGCGGTAGCTAGGTGGTTTAACATCTCCAAGCAGCGCGTGTCACAGATATATAACAGGGAAAAGAATAATGTTCAGAATATTCGGACCACCGGGAACGGGAAAAACCACGACTCTGCTTAATATGGTGGACAAGGCTCTTGAAGAGGGCACTCCACCTTTGAGTATTGCGTTCTTGGCGTTTACTCGTAAAGCAGCCACTGAGGCCAAAGAACGGGCAGCGGCACGGTTCAAGCTAGACCCAAAGAAGGATTTGTTTTACTTCAGGACTTTGCACAGTCTTGCACTGACGTTGTCTGACATAAAGCCCGAACAGATCATGCAGCCTGAGAATTACAAAGAGTTAAGCTTGGCTATCGGCATTAACCTTGTGTCAGGAAGCGTATCCATAGACGATGATATATCCGACGTACTCAACAAGCATGACCCTATCATCAGCCTGATTAACTTAGCCCGTATAAAAAAGAATGATCTGCGGGATGAATACAACCATAGCTCCTTAGAGGACGATTGGAATACAGTAAACTTTGTTGCCAAGAGCCTACACGAATACAAAACCGCTTTAGGTCTGTATGATTTTACGGACATGCTGCAAAGCTTTGTAGATGACGGGCACCGTTTCTGTCCCCCCTTTGATCTATGCTTTTTAGATGAGGCCCAAGACTTATCCCCATTACAGTGGGACATAGCCCACCTGATAGAGCAAAAGACCAACCGAATGTATTGCGCGGGAGACGATGACCAAGCCATCTACCGTTGGGCGGGGGCAGATGTAGATCACTTCATAAAACTCGACGGCCCCTCAGAAACCTTATCAAAGTCCTATAGAATACCCTCTGTCGTGCATGGCATAGCAGAACGTATATCTAATCGAATAAAAAACAGATACCCAAAGAAATATGAGCCAAGAATTGAAACAGGGAAATACGCTAGAATAACAGATGTAAATGAGTTGGACATGTCTAAAGACAGTTGGCTTGTACTAGCGCAAGCGGGATACCAACTACAGCCCGTGTCTGCCGATCTACGATCAAACGGATACCTGTTTAACTATCGCGGCTCACGGTCCATTGGCGAAAAGATAAGTGACGCCGTCAACGGGTGGACAGACCTGCAAAAAGGTAAAATAATTACAGGGAAGACAGCCCGAAACATCTACAGCTTTATGTCCGTAGGTAAACGAATTACTCGTGGATTTAAAAAGCTACCCGCACTTGAAGATAATGATATGGTGAGCTTGGCTGAGTTACAGATCCACCACGGGTTGGCAGTCGAGGAAGAAATGATTTGGTCCGAAGCCTTGGATAAAATACCCGATAAAGATAGAGCCTATCTTACATCTTTGCTGCGACGCGGAGAAAAGTTCAATGGCATCCCCCGTATAACAGTGTCCACGATCCACGGATCGAAGGGCGGAGAGGCCGACAATGTCGTGCTTTACACAGATTTATCTACAGCCGCAGACGCAGCGATGCAGATAAACCCAGACGATATGCACAGAGTTTTTTATGTGGGCGTAACCCGAACTCGTAAAAACTTGTATATCGTAGAACC